GTGGGCTACTTGAGCTGCGGGAGTCAAATCTTGGTTGAAGGATGCCGGTGAAACATAATCAGCGAAGAAAGAGCATCGCACCCATACTTCGACATCGAGAAGGTGAACGTTCTTTACTGTGTTGGTGAGGTCTGAAGTTGATGTTCCTGAGATCGGCAGGCCATTAGCGGTTATACCATAGCCAGTAAAGAATTGAAGGATTGAAACAATTTCAGCGTTTGTAGTATCCGCCCTGAGGCATACTTTGGTGAAGGGTTGTAAAGCGGATCCTGGAATAGTGGCTTGCAGTGCGAGGTCTGGGCTACTGATAATCAAGGCGGAAGTCGTAGCCGCTTCAAGCCCAGATACACCAAGTGAGGCGCTGGACATGTAGCACATATAAGGGTTGAAATTGAGATCCGCAGGGTTCCCATCATAAGGTAACGCCGGATTCAAGAGATCTGTAAAGATGGCCGCTGAAAGCGAAGTATCATAGTAGGTTTTGTTTGCAAGAGTAGAATAATCCGCTTCTAGAACAGGAAGGGAGGCGGCGCTTTGATACACATAATAGCCGCTTTGACCGTTGTTTGCATCGCCCGCTGCAACAAGTGGAGCATAAAAGGCATTGGCCACCCAAGTTTTAACTGATCGGGCATCATAGGTGACCTTGCTTAGGAAAACGCCGTGATTTTGGCGAGTATCTCGGTCCGCGGCCGTGTCAATTGTTCCACCGCCAGTAGTAAGGTACACTGAAGGGTCAAAAAGGAGTATATCATGGGGGAGGTTGAGACCCGCACCATTAGTAAGATACCACGCAGCTCCGGCATTTGCGGAATTGAAGAGCAAGTCATATAGCCTTACTTTGACCGCATAAGGGCCGTTACCTGTAGGAAGAAATGATATTTTCCAAGGTGCTACCTGAATTGTATTTGCCATGAGGAATTCTCCTATCTAATTAGTCTCTATATAGAGGAGAACTCCCCTTGTTTGATGAATACATTCAATGAGAGGTGATGCTTGAGGCTGTCGTAAATGATCGGCGGGAACGTCGCATACGCGATCAGGTTATCGTCGGTGTTGAAAATCCCCAGTTCCGTAATTGCTACGATCGAGCTCTTTTTATCTTGGGTGTTCGCGAAATTCTTGGTTGTGTTCACGAAGAAGTTCGAAGTGAGGTATCCTGTAATTACGGATTGAGCAATAATCGTTGAAGAAGAAATACTGGATAGCTCAAAGTTTGAAATAAACGGAATCCCGTATTGCTCAAACTCACTTTCAATGGCGCTTGGGCTCTGAGAATATGCAGAATTGCCCAACATGAGAACCGTGAGAATCCCGTCAACATAATCGATGTAAGGGGCCGGGGTTACGTTGAAGGAGGTGAGAGTCTGCTTGGCCATGAGGCCATGCTCGAGGGTGAGGTAGTTGGAGCCATCAGTTATAGGCTCAAAGACAAGCTGCGTCCCTGTGGCACTCTTACGTAAGTAGCACATTTGCGCTGTTTGAACTATCGCTTTAGAAATGGGATCAACTGTATCCTGAAGAACCACGTACTGCCAGTACGGATTGTTTTGCCATCCCGCGACATACTGCTCAGCCATGTACCAATCCTGGCACAAGGTGTATTTAGGCTGCTGGGGCTGGACCATATCTAGGGTAACAATAGTCGGTGTAGTAAGCGTGTTGTTTACGTAATTGCCGTTGATGTCGCAATAGTAGACTGGTTTGGAATTCGCATTAGTGTAGGGCCCGCTAAGATAGAGGTCCGGGCGCGATGCGAAAGTCGGGTAAGCACTCTGAAGATAACAGACGCGATCCAGGGTGTAGAGCGCCAATTGTCTTTGAGTGAGGGAGTAAATCAATCTAGCATCATTCGGCGTCGCAGGTATTCCGAACGAAGCCAAGGTGAGCAAGTGCAACCGAATAAAGCTACCAATAGCGCCTGGCAGATTCCCAGAAAATGTGATAACATTATTGGCAGTGTCCGCTTTGATAACCATGAGATTCGCAGGCGGGGTATCCACCCAGGCCGTACCATTCCAAACGAGCCAGTCTCCCTTTGTAAAGATGAACGCCGCAATGGAAGTAGTCGTGGAGATTACGAAATAGTCACCTGCATTGAAAACACCGCTCGGATAAACTGGAGTGGTAATACCTGTGCCAGATGTTGTGCTCGTCGGAGTCCAAGTGCCCTTGACACCATCTTGATCGATTTCGCGACCGAGATTCGTGACAAGGTCTTGGAACGTAAAGTAGAGCGGAGCCTTCATCTGAATCGGTACGCCAGCACTCATTTTGAATGTGCCATCCGCGTTACAGAGGTAAACAGGGGAGTTATTGGTATTAATCAGTGGTGCTAACGGGGAGTAGAATGCGGAAGAATCCCCGACCCAAGGTAAAGGATCCGTAGCAGATGAATACCCCATCCATTCGCCATAGCCGCCATCCGGGATATAAATGCCTGTGATGAGGTTATTAGCTTTGTCAGCAGACACGTAGGAAGGCTCACCAATGGTCGGGACTGTGCCTGTGATATGAGATGGCATGATAGTTACGATGAAAATGTTGTCTCCCGTTGGTAGCGTCGGGAGGTTATTGTGGAACCTAACAGACGAAGAGGCAACTACGTTAACGGTGTTGCCCGTCACCAATGATGCCGCCCCCAACACTAAACGACCAGCGCCAGCAATCCAGGCAGCATAGGTGCTGTAGATCGGGGCGTAAGAGGCTTGACGAGGATCTCTGAAAGTCGTGACGCCCGCGCTCACGTAATTGATGAAGGAGAAGATTGAAATACTCGCGTATTGCGGAGTTACGTAGTTACCATTCGCATCGCACAGATAAATCGTATCGGAGTTAGCATTTTTATAAATTAATGGGTTCCCGGCAACGTCCGTGTAATACTGGGTTGGATCCTCAGTGTAAAGTGGATAACCAGCGAGCTCTCGAATTTGTGCTTGAGTCAATAAACTCGGTGGTACGAGGTTAAAACTCGGATTAAGATGAGGATAGAAGACGCGGTTAGCCTGAGAAGAAGATGCCACCACAACAGCGCTTGGCAAAATTAATTCGTTGTTAAGAGTAAACAAGGGGATGCGGGCAGTTGGAATACCGACCAATTCAGTTGCGACGGATTGTTGTGTATACAGGGTGATCAAGACCATTTGGGGCGCTGATAGAGAAATAATATCAGAATCAAAAGTTATCGATAATGGCCCGGTAGACTGGACGGTAAGGGATCCTGATGATTGGCTAGCGCTATTGGAATATGCTGTGCTAGCCGAATCTCCAACGATTAAGGACTCAATACCAACTGAGGAAGCTTCTTGCGCTGATGCACGAAGATTGGTTGTTCCTAAGGCGGATGGCGCGGAAGACATTGCCCAGGTGATGCCGTCCGTTGATGTGGCAATTTTGCCTCCATCACCTACAATAGTCCAAATGCCGTACGCAAAGGCAACGTTATTTATGTTGCCCCAAGTTCCAGATGTCGTTGGGAGGGTGACATTCGTCCAATGAACCCCATCGGTAGATTGAGCAATCTGCCCATTAATGCCGGTGACAACCCAAGTGCCATCATTATTGTAGGCGATTGAAGTAACGTAGTTGTTGCCCCATGCAGCGCCAAGGTATAGGAAATACCAGGTTGGTGTGCCCGAGGCTGGGGTGAGATTCGTGCTATATGCGATCAACCCTATTACGGAAACGTTTGTGATATTGTCGCCGCCCCCGATTATCCAACCGGGGCTGCCGTTTATAACGCCATTGTCAATAGTTCGAACAGAAGCAGTTCCCCACCCTTGAGTGAACTGGGGGGTCGATCCGGATGGCGCGCCAGCAGGGACTTGAATCAAAATGCCGTCACTGCCAGGGAGTTGAGACATTGTCCACGAAACTCCAGAGGCTGCTAGGTCGCCGGGGAGATAGGCGACTTGCCCATTTGCTCCCGCGATCATCCAGGTGCCCGGCGTGGAAGTGGGGTTACCACTACCATCCAGGACCGGGCGATAATTGATATCATAGATTGGTTGTGTTCCCCAACTGGAGCCTGAGAGAGGGTCGAGAGTCCAAGTGACTCCGTTATCAACAGAGAAAGCGCACTTACCATTGCCGCCGACAATACGCCACTGGCCTACGCCATTAGCCGTTACTGCGAAATACACTTTGTTGATGTCTGCGACTCCCCAAGCAAGGCCGACGGGGAGCGAGAATGTTGTCCAGGTTTGGCCGTTAGTAGATTTGGCAAGCTGTCCATTAACGCCTGCAGCAAACCACACTTGCGCAGAACTTTGGTTAGTTGCAACTGAGAGAGCGAAGTGGTTGCTGCCGTTGCCAGTGAAAGGCAATGCGCCGGAACTAGTGGAGAAGGTCCCGCCACCCAGAACAAAGATACCGTTAGAATAATCACCAGCGCTAAGTAGCGCGATCGCGTCTGTGAAAGCTCGGATATCGTCGGCGCCGTTTCCTATCGGGGTGAGAGTTTGAGTTGCGCCGGGGGTTACCAGGCCCGCAATGGCGAGCAAATTCTTATAGTAGATTGTTTCGTAGGCTGCGTTATATATTCTGGCGACAGCGGGCTGAACAATTTGCAGTTGATCGTTCGCACTAAGGTGAGATGCGGCGGAAGCAAAATCTGCAAGAAAGGTAGAATCTGTATCCGTGCCCGTGATAGGCACCAAGGTATTACTGGTAGAGAGCTGCCCTTCTAGGGTTATGTAATGAGTGAAGAAGACATTCTCAAATGCGGAGGAATAGCTATTTCTTAATTCTACCTGCAAGGAAGAAACCACGGTGTCCGTCGGAGAAACCTGCGATGCAGGGAAATTGAAACCTGGCACCATTGATATTTGGTTGCTGGCCGTAATTTGTCCTACGACCATACCGAGATTTTTGAAGAACGATGGTTCCTGGAATTGAACGTAGTGATTGGATGGGATTATAGAAGACTTCGCCTGCATTTGGGATAAGGTTCCGTCATTGTTGACAAAGTAAAAGTCGTCTTCCTCTATGCTGGAGCCATTTTGAATCAGCACTTCAAAAGTATCGAGATTCGTATCCGCTACATAGAACATCTGGGCGGCGGTATCGTAAAGAATTGGGCCGCTGGTAATCTCATACAATACGCCGTCAACATCAATAGCGTTATAGCTCGGATTGATTTGAATCTGAAAATTGCAAGATCCCGGAGTTAGGAATTTGCGAGGTAATTGATATCGGAATATCGAATGTTCGAGATTTGCTTGGACTGCGGCTATGAGAGCCCCATAGACGCCGGAGGAGCCTGCCGCTTCGTTTATCGTGCTCTGCATTACGTCGTAAGACTGTCCGGTAGTTAATTCCCAAACCGGGCGGGCTAAAGTGCCTCCTGCCGCAATTAACCAATCCCCGGCAGCCGCAGTTCGAGACGTACTCCCGGTAGCGGAATCCAATCCTGTAACCGTACACGCGGCTGTGATTATGTAATATAGGAAGACGTTGGTAAGAGAGGTGAGAAGTGTAGAAACATAATCGCCGGAGGAATTCAATACCGAAATGTGAATCGCGGTAATATTCGGAGGGGTAATCGTTCCTGAGATTGGGCTAATAGAAGTTTCGAGAACCCATGATTTGTCTATCCACTGAGTCCCATTCCAAACGATCCAGTCGCCCGCAGAGAATGAAAAAGTTCCAATGGTTGTTGTTTGCTGCACGACGAAATAATCATTGGTGACAAAGGCGCCTGTGGGGTAATTAGGAACTAGAGCGCCACCTTGAACGGTAATCGTAGCTGTTGATGGGGACCAAGGGCCGCGATAATTCCAAACAGAAGACGGCAATCTACGAATATCGACTATTGCGGGGGAGTTGAGAATCAGGGAATTCTGCACGCCCAGATTGGTGACCACATTCTCGAACTGCTGAGCATAAACAACGGACTGAATTACTTGGTAGCTGTTATTCGGATTCGAAGGGGCTACGAGACCTGAAGTATACGTGGTGTGCCCGTGGCTATCCAGAGATACAGGACCAAGTAAGTTTTCGTACTCCCCGACTGGGGCCTCAAAAACCGGGGTTTCCAATTGTAAAGCCGGAGTTGACGATGCTAACGGCGAAGGGGATCCGCCCGAAGCGAGGTAAGCGCTTCGGCGTGCTTCTCCCGGGGTTTCATCGCGGCCCGGGGCATCATAGAACGCCGAGCCATAAACCGTTGGACGAACGAGATCGTCAATAGAAACAAACAAGGAGGTATTTGCGGAACCGCCGAGACCTAGCTGCACATACGCCGGGACAGGATTTGCATTGTAATACTGCGGGATCGTAGTGAACATGGTCTGGATCTCAGAATCAGAAAAGCTAGATCCGGTGTTTATGGAAAACAAACCGGAAGTATCTGCTGTGAGGTTAATCTGGGCCCCAACGTACACCTGCTCAGTTGCTCGTTTGAAACCACTCGCGAAAGCGGAGATATAATCGAGCCAGGGGATATCACATAAACAAATATACTGACCTTGGGCGCCTTTCAGTCCCAAAGTGTTTGGGTGGTACAAGAGTCGGTCGAGTGAGAGATCGAGGAGGATATTGCGATCGATGTAAACATTAGCTGGAATTAGAGTGCCCTCTGGCAGCTCCACTGGGTATGCGTAAAGCGAAGTATCCGCGACACCCTCGACGTAGCCTTGGCTCACGTTCGGCCAAGTTGCCGCAGGCCAAAGGAACTGGAAGACCGAAGTAGTTAACGCGGGATATGAGGCATAAAGTGCTTTCTTGAAATCAAAAATTTTTGGGGTTGAAGACACTCCATTGCTGTGACGCATTGTCACCTGATAGGTGAAAGACCCGAATTCAATGGCCGGCTGGTTGATCAAGATCTGGGAGGAGGTCGAGCTAACTACAATAGTGTTTGCAAGTAAGCCGGGGCCGTAGATCTGATCGCCGGCAGAAAGAACTGACGCTTGAAGGTTGGCGTTAAAACCACCGATAACGCTAATCTGCGTTGGAGTATTTTCCGAAACAGACCCGGTTATTATTCCATTTGTGGACGGGATAACATCAGCGGTAAATGTTGCTGCGGCTCGTTGTTTCCAAGCAGTAAAATTCGCTCCGGTGAACGGAGCTGGAGAGGCTAGAGAGATTCCCAAATCTGATAGTTCGTCGATTTCAAGGTAACCAAAGTCCAAGGCGTCAATCCAGCCATATGTGCTAGGGACAACCTGCCAGCCTAGCACGCTATCATAGGTGCAAATATCCGCGTAGTTGCCCAGAGTAATCGCGGAGTCTCCCGAATCGCGGGTCAACAAGCTATTGTTGTTTGTTTCCCCCGTGATAGGGTTCACGTCGGGTATGCACAGAATCTGCAATGCGGCGGAAGCGAGAAAAGTGCCGGCGCTGAAGGTATAAGATAGCACACCTTCAAGGAATACATGCACTACAGTTTGGCCTTGAAGTATTTGAATATTCAAGCCGCCCGAGAGTTGATCGGCGGGCGGAGTAGCTGCAATCGTAGGGGCGTTCACTGGGTTAGTGACTATTTTAATAGCCCCCGGAATTACCCCCGTGATCAGGGCAAAATCCGATTGTATCTTACCTGCAGGTGTTACATACGTATCTTGAATGGTATCCCCGACGCTAACGATATCGTCACCAAAAGGAATTGTGGAGACAAGAGTCAACGGTATGGTGTCTGAAGGGTACATCTCCAAAGCCGTAGCTAAAGGTAGTGAGATATCCCCAATATCGCCATAAGGTCGAGGGACGAGATTGATTGGGCTTTGAACTGAATTATGTGTGAGAGTATATTCGCGAGTAGAAGCACCGCCGGCGCCAGATAGCCCGATTTGATGGATAACATAATTGGGGTCGTATCCCGAGGGTATCACGGCTTCCGATTGAACAGTTACTCCCGATTGGGATCCCCCCTCAAGAAGAGGAAGAAGCGTTTGAGTGGAGTCTTCCAAGAAGGCGCCGTCGGCAATGCTTGGGATAACCGAAGTATCTGCAGTAAGCGGTTGCGGAGTTGCCTCATAGATGGAGTATAAGTCAGAGGGGTCGATCAAGCCTTGAAACGAAACCTGAGAAACCGTCGCATAGACTTTGGAGTTCTCTCCGAGATAATCGATGAGACGGAACATGCGGAAAAGATTCGGGCTAGTCACATCGAGAGAGTTGTCGATTGTCCTCGGGAGATAAGTCGCGGTTGTAAATACCGCCCCATGGCGGTACATGGAAGAAAAAATAGTTTTGTATCCGGTGTAAGACCCAGCGAATTTACGTCGGAACGCTGCAGCGCGAATGTCTCGAATTTCCCATTTGAGCTCTTCGCGAGTAAGCGCGCCGCCTGTGATAGACTTGGACCATGATTCGAGGAAACGATAGTTAGGAGCGTATCCGATGATTGCTGCGGCAGCATAGAATGCGTCGTTGAGTTCGATCGGGGTGAGAAGGTATTCAAAATCCGGGCTATCAGGATAGATGGTGTCCAAGTAGCGATAGAGCTCATGAAGAAAAAGGTCTAGCTCTGGCTCTATTACGCCTTCAACATCTAGTGACGTATACGTGGCGCTATTGCTGTTGAGAAAGGCTTGGGATCCGGGGGGAGTATCTCCATAGTCAGTGGCGGGGCCGTAGTTATTAGCCATTACCCCGTTTATGATCTTTTGAACTTCGGTAGAGAAGCTCCCGCCGGGGCCAGTAGTTGGAACGTTGTAGGCAACCTTAGAAGTTCCTACGAAGTACTGCCAGAAAGCATTTTGCAATCCCGAAGGCAGCAATGCGTATAGAGAAGAAGGCGGAATTTCGTTGGTTAGTTGAACCCTTTTTACAAGAGCAAATTCGGAGTCGGAAGTATATAACGTATTGTCACCAGAGATGACTAACACGTCAGCAGTATTTATGTCAGACATTCCTTACCTCTTTATGCTGTTGTCGTCGCTGCCGTAGTTTGTGCTCGTTCTATTACGATATCCGAACTATCAACGAAGATAATCTCATTCCAATCTTGGGGCTCCAAATCCGTGAGTAGGGGTCGAGCAACAACTTTGATGCTAATGAAGTTGCTAAGCGCACCTACGAATTCTTTTTCATTGGTGATATCTATATTAGTGAACCCAAAATACCCGGCAGGAATTACGAATGAACCTGTTGCGAAAATATCAGATGCAGGCTGGTTGTAGTTCTCTAGGAAGTTGATATCGAGAAAGTCGATATACCTTGGGTCCTTGACGTAACACTGAACGTTTCCGGGAAGCATAACTCGTGGGTCCGCTGTGCCTGTTGGCCACTTGACATCCACAGCTGTGAAGATCTGGTTATTACCTTGGCTATCAACATAATATGGGCGAATCTCAAAAGGGCCTACGGAGAAGTTCTTCGCGCCAGCCATGAAGGCTGCATCCGTAATATTAGAGATATACGCATACTGAGCTACGCGCGCGGCGCGGTTGTTGAATCCATTAAGGGTCTCATCCGGTCGCACCCAGTCCGTGAAGATCGCTCCGTTCGTGACTACTGCGCCACCGTCCTGATTATAATACTTAGCCGCATTGATCGACAATGCATTCTGCTCGGGCGCCCCTGCCGTTAGGCTGGCAAGAGAGGGGTCGTAAGATGCTCGATTATCAAACAAGAAGAATGTCCTATTCAAAGAAGCTGCAGCCACCGGGTTATTGATAAACTGAAGATCAAGTCGAATCAAGTAGGGCGCACTTTGATTAAAGTTTGCAAAACCTTGGGCGTACGGGTTACTTCCGAAAATTGGATTAAAGGAGAATCCGATCTTATAGAGAATGGGGTATGCGGTATTACCGTTTGGGTTAATATTGTTGCCCGTCGGGGAAGTCGATACACTAGGGAATGTGATATTACTTACTTGCAGAGGGGCGGCGGCTCGGGCTTCAACCATACTATCCGTGTGCGATACGAAGGGGAAAGATTGAGTAAGAGCCCCGAATTCAGAGCTGTAGAAAGGCGTCTTGAAGTCCATGCTGAAGATCGAGTAAGCGGCTTCAAGGGCAGTTGATTCCGCTGTGATAATATCTTGATCCGATTCACTGGTGTCATCCGAAAATACCGTAGCGCTGAGGCGTAACTGGATGAGCTCTGGATCGATATAAACCAGCGTGTCTGTGGGTGCTTTCAAATTGCCGATTGCGCGTGTGACCGGGTTTACGAATGTGTCTTGAGCGTTTTCTAGAACCTCGCCATTCGAAGAAATTGCGGTAACATATAATACTGATTGAGAAATCCCTGTTACTAGAGGGCCGCGAGTTGTGTTTGTCGTGTTGCCGATCAACGTGAGTAGATTCGTCGCGTTCCCAGCGAAAACCTTCACCTTGTCAAGGCCGATCGGGGCGTATTGCAAAATCTGTTTCTCATAGGATTCCGTGGTCGCAAGTGCGTAAGATTCCAGGTAGCTGATAGGCGCGTTAGTTCGAATCGCTTCCTGATCGTCAGCATCCTTGCCTCCCAGGATTGGGTGATCATTGGTGACGTTGAGGAAGTTGGAAATGGTATTTGTTCGCGGATCAATCATTTGTATGCCCTGAGGAAAGGAGAGAGAAGTGACTTGATACTTCTGACTGATATTGCCTCCGGAGCCTGCGGTTTGCAAATAGGAGAGGGTCACCAGAGCTCCAGCAGGAAGCCTCTGGCCGTTGATACCGTCGCCGAATTTGAAAATAACGGCAGAAAAATCCGGCATGTTCGAAACTTCAAAAACATAATCAAGCGGGCCTGCTAAAAGGATATTCGAAGTCTGAACCCAAGGTCGCGCAGCGCCAGGCGTCAATGGGGTAGGGTTAATCATCATCTGGAGGAAACCGCTAGATACGTTGTTTGTTGCATCTTCGCAATTCGTAACTGGAAGTAACATTGCTTCAAAGCGCGTACCCTGTGCAGTGCCTAGGGTAACTGTCTGGACGGAACCTTGAATAACGGGGACCTTGAGATACTTAATTCCATTCCAACCACCAGCAGCAAGGAACGCTGCATAGCGAGAGGCACTGTTTGCAATGACGTCATAAGGTTCTGTCAGAGTTCGAATAGCCACCGCCTGAGTAGAAACGAACTGAACACCACCTGCGGACGTGAAGACTGTGCCAAGGGGAATAATATAGGGGGTGCTATTTGTCCAAGGAGCAAGCGCCTGGGTTCGCAGTGGGTCCTGAGGGTCGGGGTCTTCCGTAATGTTGTCGAAGTTGGAACGATCATCGAGGCTGAAGAACGTATTGCCGTAATTGATTAACCTGTTAGCCCCGCTTTGATCTGTGTGGGAAACTACCACGTAGGAGATAGCAGACTGCATTCGGTGTGACTTGTATCCTACAAGGCCAACTTGGGAGTTCAACGAGGAAACGTTCTGGGCTGTAGTCCATTTCTTCTCCCCGAGAAGATATTCTGCGTATCTTGAGATTTCTGCGAGGCGGTCGGAAAACGCATCCATCATAGCAGAGATGACACCATTCTGGGACAGGAGGGCCCAATTGAGATTGACCTCCATACGATCCATCAGGCGATTGAATATTGCTTCGCTATCAAATCTTTTCACGAATATCCTCCAGGAAGCTTTATACTGCAGCAGCTATCGTTGTCGAAAGAGAGGCGATAGCAGCGGTGATAGAATCTTGAACTACGAGTTGCAACGCCCACGCGTGGTGAGCAACATCTGGCAGGACTTGTAAGTTTAGGATGTTGATCGTCGGAAAATTGTTATTGATCGCGGAGGTAAGATCCGAGGATAACGAAGCGGCGCCCGCTGTGGTGAGAGGATACTTCTGAACTTGGTCGAAAAACCCGCCCATTGACAATCGGCGATAGTAGTCTCCTACTGAGGATTGCAACCAAATCTTCAAGTCGTTAACAAGGACTTGGCCGGATTGAACCGTGGGATCTACCGCAGCACCACGGAATCCTCGATAATCAACATCTATGTAGTTGACGGTTTTGAGGAAGCTCTGTCCGAGTTGGACTATGTTACGCTGTATGATTGATGCCATTACTGCGCCTCTTCGAATGTGCCGTTGTTAGTGATCGAAATGTAATCGACGTAATAACGAATGACCAAGCCTGCCGAAGCGCTCGCGTCTTGATTCCAATCCCCCCGGAGAGGGGGGATGCTTTGAGGCACTAGGCCTATGAGATTGATCGTGTAGAGTTCTCCGAGAACTGGGTCGATGGCATTTGCCTTGGCATACTTCGCAGCACTGAAGGGCCCGTTGTTCCCATACCATTGTTGAATAGTGATATGGGCATTACGTTTTTTACCTGTAGCCTTGGATACAAATCGATCTTTCTCGCGGAGATAAAAGCTACGCATCCATTGCTGATGGTAGTTCCAAACGTCGAGATTACTATTTTCCTGCCAAGTGATGCTGACTATTTCGTTTGTATTGTATTTATCAACATAAAAAGCCTTGGACAAGGGATCTCGCTTGAGAGCCAAGGCAGGGGGAGGGAGCTCATAAGCGGTGCAGTAATAAGTTGCTGGCTGCGTCGCTCCGGAATAAAAGTCCTTGAAATAAATGTCCCCAACGCCAGGAGAAATATTCGGTTCAGGAGCATTCTCTCCGAAGATAGCTACTTCGAAAAGATTGGGCTGGAAGCCGGGTATTTTCTGTTGGATTTGCAGGCCTTGATCTAGCGTTCCCATATCTAATTAGTGTTGGGAGTAGGGCCCGTAAGAAAGACTAAATCTGAGCGGGGATAATGTTTTGGAAGGTGCCAGTTGCTCCAAAATTGTTATCATACATCTGCGAGTCCGTGTAACTACCGAATCCGAAAGTGGCCGCGACAAGCTGAACCTCGCCAGAGCCGGTTATGAATTTAGGGTTATCCACATCCATAACCCAGACATCATGAAAAATCCAATTGAGGCCGGAGGTTACGCCTGGGAAAGTGCCTGGCATGCTCCCCATCTCACCGGAAGTAATACCGGCTACTTGAGCGTACTTACCACCGAGAGGGCGAGAGATAGGACTGTCAGCAGCTACTACAGATATTGTGCCAAAGAAAGAATTGCCGTTGTTGTCTACGACATCTAGAGCGCTACCAGCGAATCCTGTTGAAGGCTGCATTTGGGCTGATCGCCAGGCGAGCAGTAGGCGATACACAACATAGTAAGCGTCAAGACGAAATTGCAGTTGAAAGGATCGGTCGCCTTCTATTGTGCCAGCTGATCGTTTCGTTTTGCGGGTCTTATAAGGAACATCGTAAGTTTTGAGGGTGAATTTGGGGGGTGTAAAACCGAGGCAGCGCAGAGCAAAAGGTTCCTGGCCTGCCGGCTCAACGGCAGTTATTGCTGGCGGAGGCGCAATGTTTACGTCGAACAGGTTATCCATAGCATCCGCGCCCATTTTAAGGAGCGCGGATACTTGGGTATTGATGAGTGTCGCCATCTGTTACCCCTGAAAGGGATTAAGCGCCGAACTGAGCGTAGATCGGATCGATGAATTCACCGAACTTGAAGGTGGCCGCGATCTTGATTGCATCGCCACCGTCAGTCTTATATTTTGGCTCTTCAAGTTTGACTAGCCAAACCTGATTGAATTGCCAGGTGTTGAGATCAGAGGAAAGAGGAACCGTGCCCGACGCCTTTGATGTCAATAGAGAGCCTGGGGTAAACTTGCCAATGGAAACACCCTGTGCAGAGAACGGATTGCTATCAGATTGGTAAATTGGTCGAGCGAGCGCGGCAACGACAACCTGACCGAATACCGTGTTAATGTCGGGGATGGGTTGTGTGAGACCTGCGACGTCGCCGCCCGGGCCCCAAAGAGCGTTGGTCACGTAACCGGATGAGGCCTGCATGATCAGAGACTTCCAAGCACTGAGGAAGCGATACGCGCGATAGTTCGCATCAAGGCGGAATGTAATTTTGAATTCACGCTCACCTTCCATCTTGGTTGCTGGGCGATCAACAGATACAGCTTTGTACGCTATCTTGTACGTCTTCGGATTGAATGCTGGGGGTTCAAATCCATCTGCACGGATAACAATGTCATTCTCGAATCCCGGATCGGCGGCTTGCAATACTCCTGCTGTTCCCGCCCCCAGGTTCTCAAACGTTGTGAGTCCTGCTGGGGGAGTGATCGAGATATCGAACATGTTATCCATAGCATCAGCACCAAGACCTATAAGTGCTGTTACCTGATTGTTTTCAAGAGTCGCCATGCCATCTCTCCTTGTGCCGTCAATCGGCTCATTGTATAATTAGTGGTTCTTTTTTCGTTCTTTCAGCGCATAAAAATAGCGCCCCCGTGAAGAGGCGCTAATCTATTTTGAATACTTTTTACTTAGCCCTGCGTCACACTGACACCCTGAGCAACATTCACGAATGTGAGCACAACCTTCTCAGAGAAGACGTTGACTCGAACAGTGACCCTGATTGCGAAGCTGCGCGACGCAAGGACATCAGGAGTATTGATATTGGCGATCTCCACGGCGCCAGCGGCCCAGATCGGTTCGGATCCGCCAATGCGAAGATTAAGGAGAGCCTCAGTCTGGCGCTGGCGTAGAGCTTGGTAGTAGGAATCGTTCGGCTTTCCGAGCTGCTGAACCATGACATTGTCACGGACCTGGCGCTGGAAAAGGTCGAAGGCCATCGTGTGACCGAGGTAAGACCAATCAGAAAGATCATCTGGGCTCTGTGTGGTTTTCTGGCTAACAACCATAAGCCCGTATTGGGGGTCGAGAACCATCGGATTCAAGCCCATCGTATCGAATGCCTCGAGCTGCTCTTGCGAGAACTCGTATTCCATCCTATTGACTGCGATTGGAAGTTGTCCGCCATATCCCGCGACGTTCGTCCACATTGGGGCCCAGCCTCCGAGTTTGCCGTCAATGATGAGTAGCAACTCAGCCGCGTAAGCGCCGATGAGTGAAGTGAAGTATTGCGCGCCTGTGTAAGAGTCGCTACGCAGGGATCGGTTAACAACCTGCGCGGTACCTCTAATTCGACCGGCCACGATGATCGTGGTTGGGTCGTTAGCCTCAGATTGGTCGATGAGCCTCGGTGAAACCATAGTCGCGAATTTGTGAGTGCCTACGCGAAGATTGTAAAGAACATCCTTGATGGCTTCGATACCTGTTGGTTCCGCGAATACTGGGACCGGCTCGTAAACACCCTTGGCTGCTTCCGTCCATCCTTCAAGGACGATCGGGGTGAAATCGTAATTTGGATCGATCGTTCCGCCCTGCTCGCCATTCGCAATCAATGCATTGACAACGCTAGTAACGAAGCGCTGACCCTTGATCTCAGGCGCGCCGAGCTTGCCGGTCGTTACTGAAGACGGAAGCTGTTGCGTAGTGATCTCAAGTGTGGTCGGATTGAAGATACGGCCCTGAGCATCAAGGACCCGATCACCAGTGTAGAAGCCAGCTACATTGATGTCAGAATCGAAGGTCTTATAGACCGCGATGATAACATCTGTGATGGCGTTTTCTGGGATAAGATTCGGGAAGTAGATGTTTGCACCAGATCCGCTGGTTCCCTGCGTGCTCAAAGAGCCCGTGAAAGTTCCACCGGAAGTTGCATCGCCTGGGTATATGTCCTCGACTACAGAGAACGTAACCTGGTTATAATCCGGCGCTTTGCGAGGGTTTGCGGTTCCTTGTGGAGAGCCCGTTGTGAGGCAAAGTTGCAATTGGTTCGAAGAGTTAACAAAGTAAATCTGATCGATATACGATGGTGAGCCGGTTGGAACAACGTCGACTGTATCACGAGCTCCGGCCATCGCCGTAGCCGCAGTAACGGGGTTAGTCGGAAGAACCGAAACTAACGGGGAGCTGTTCTTGAAGTGGCCGCTTGAATCCCGCTGGATACCAGCATTCGTAATGCGAACGTATTTGTTGTGGTATTGGGTGGTGACGTTGTTAGGGGCTGTAGTTGCTCCCGTGGATTGGTAGATACCTGTTGCGGTACCTGCTGGATCCAAGACTACGTACAAACCAGCTGCGTTCTCAACGTCGGCAGGGATCGGGAGATACGGGCCATTGATTCCACCACCACCGGTGGTGAGCTGATTGATTATCTGAGTTGCGCCAGCACCAGCGTAGGCATCAAGCGCGAGATCGTAGTTATACTTGTCGTAGCCGATATCCGTGATGGTGACAAAGGTTTCCTTTTCGGTCGGGGTGAGCTGGGCGATTGTCATGTAGGTGGAATCGGATACGTCAACGATCCATGAAAGGGCGCTAACAAGCGCTTGATTCAATAGGGCCAAGTAGGTGGCTTCGGTAGCTGGGCTTATCCAGTGGCCAGCAGTGACGTATGGAGTAGAGTTGACAAGCTGATTCATGTCGAAATACATGAAAGAAGAGGAGACAGCCGTGCCCGTGAGTTTAATTTCGTTGGTGCCGATCACTTGGCCAACGGTGAGAAGAGGGCCTGTCGGATTGATAGGGTTTACGACCTGGACGTTGCTGCCAGCAATGATCAGCTGGTACGTAGCTGGGGCTGCGTAAGCAGAAGGTGCTCCGGTGTTTCCCCAGAAATTGAAGCTGAGTCCGATGGCGGCGCTCAGGATTGCGGGCGGGATACCCGTAATGGAAATGCTGTATTGGGTTGTATTGCTCGGAGGAAGGGTATCCCCGCTTGAGTTCGCACCAACGGCGACAATGACTGAACTTGCTCCGCCGGCATGAACGTATTCCGCGTCCTCGCTGCCCGGATTGATTAGAATCTGAAAGGAGGGATTGGTGCGATCAGTGACCTGGTAGAAGGGAAATAAGCCCTGCTTGGTGAGATAGGCGCCGCCGAAATAGGAAGGATACGCGGCACTGGCGCC